CGGGAACACCACCGAGACCGCCGCCGTCAGGGAAGCCGCTGCCACCGGACGGCCCCTTGTCGCCGCCACCGCCGCCACCAATGCAGATCGTCCAGAACTCAAGGATGTTGCTCGTTGATGTGGGGCGCGTCCAGTTGCCGTTCGAGTCGATTTCGCGGACTTCCCAACCATCCACGGTTGAGGCTTTGATCGACGCGATAACGGTCTGCATGTTCGTCGCAGAACCGACGCCACCCGATCCGTACCAGGCGTTGTACGCGGCGGTGTTGGTGTCTTCTGCCAGGGTCTGTGCTGAACCGGCTACACCGATCGCATCGTCGGCGTTGTCGTAGGCGTCGGACGCCTTACCGAATATGGCCTCGACGGCATCGACAAAGTCGGTCCAAATCTTGCCCGAGCCGGAACCGGGAAAGACCTTCCCCCACACCTGCTCCCAGGTTGCCAGCAGGTTCTCAACAAACCCCTGCTGCATCTTCCCGGTCTTGCCGACATACACATCGTCAAACCAGGCGATGGACCCGCTGTTACCGGTGAACCGCAGGCGCACCGTCAACCGGATGATGTCACCGGAGACTGTGTACGTCGAACCCGTCATGTCCGCGAACGACCCCGATGAAGCTGTTGTGCGCGTGTGGATCACAACAGCGGTCTGTGCTGTCATCACATTCGCAACGAGCTTCCACGGGATGATCGCCAACTCCATCGACCGACCACCAGCAGCGGTGAACCCCGAGGTTTTCACCTTCGCCGAAATGTCGACCTTGTCGCCGTTGGCAACCTTGATGACCTGCCGCGAATACAACTGCTGGAGACTACCCGCTGATGTGAACTTCGCCGAGCCGCCCGACCCGGTAGCCGTAGTCGACCCATCCCACGTGATGCCGTCACCGGCGGTCAGGGTGATTTCGTTGTTGAAGTTCCCTTGTGCCAAGAGGTTCGGGGCGGTGTCGTTGATCTGCGAGACCGACGTGCCACCGAACAGATCCTCAATCTGGCGGCGAATCGCATCCAAATCCAACGGGGGCGGTGGCGTCGTAAGCATGCGACGAATGCCAGCAAGCCACCCCAACAGGCCGTCCGTGCTGAAAATGTCCCCAAGGAACGTAACCAAATCATCGAACCCCGAGAAGTCCCCGAACATGGCGACCAACCGCTGCACACCCTTGTAGATGGCTTTGATCGCCTCAACAATCGACGCACCAACCGAACCCGCCAGCGACTCAAGAGTGTGAACCCAACCGGCGACACCCAAATCGCCCCAGAAGTAGCTGATGATCCGCTCAAGGAACGACCCGAAGCTGTCGAACATGTCGCCGACCGCGCTGGTGTCCCAACCGAACCAGCCGTACAGAACGTCCAGAATCCAATTGCCGACACCCTGGAACAGGGCGACGAACGCGGCAATCGCAGCCATCAAACCCGCCACCGGATTCGACCAGTCGATACCGTCCAAAGCGGCAGCCCACGACGACAGCACCGACCCCAGCCCGGACATGCCGAACGATTCGGCGATGTTCTCCAGGTTGATGCCGGTCAGGTTGCGGAACACCCCGATCAGCCAATGCACGGCCTCGCGGATGAAATTGGCGACCGCACCGATGCCCGCCCACAGGCCGCCGCCCACACCCGACCACGCATCGGTGAACGCCTGCCACAACCCCTTGATGCCGGACAGGTCGAAAAAGTCAGGCAGCGTGATGCCCGTCAGATTGCCGAGCACGGTTTTGACCCACGCCCACACATCCGAGGCCAGATCAACCAGCAACATCCACGCCGAATGAATCCCCGCCAAAGGATTCGACCAGTTAATCGACCCCCACCCGCCGAAGAACCCCGTCCACGCCGCACGGATCTCCGAGAACGCGAAGAAGCCGGGCAGGTTGATGCCGGTCAGGTTCTGCAGCACCTGACCACCCCAGGAACCCACATCCCAGAACAGGTCCACCACAGCCATCCACGCCGGGTGAATCACCGCGAACGGATTCGACCAGTTCAGGCCGTTCCACGCCGCATCGAACCTCGACCACGCAGCTTTCAGCGCATCGAACTCAAGGAACGACGGCAACGAGATGCCGGTCAGGTTCTCCAGCATCTGCTGAAACCAGCCGATCAACCCCCAGAACAAATCCACGAACAGCATCCACGCGGAATGGATGGCCCCCAGCGGATTCGACCAGTTCAGGTCACCCCAGCCGTGGAAGAACTCATTCCACACGTCTTGCAACTGGGTCAGCGCGAACAACGCCACCAAATCCTTGAGGAACTGCGACTGCTCCGTGAGGTCAATGCCGGTGATGTTCTTCAGCACCGTCATCGCCCAGTTGACGACACCCCGCCAGAAGTCCCACGACGACGTGACCGCTTCCCAGATCGCCTGCGGGGAAAGCCAGTTGATGCCCAGCAGTTCCCCGACATGCTCGGAAATCACCTCAACCAGAAGGTCGCCCTCAAGCCACCACAGCAAGTCGCCGATGTTCTCGGCCCACGCCATCAACTGGTCGAACGCCGGAATCCCCGGCAGGAACGCCTTCGTCAACGCCAACACAACTCGGCGCAGAAGCTGCTCGATCAGGTCCGCACCGAACTGCATCAACTGCTGCTGAGTGAACGGCCGCGTCGCCCCCTGCTGACCGGCCGACGGATGAACGCCGGGAATCGAGGGAACAGCGGACGCCCAATCGGGCATAGGCATCGTCACCGGACTGGAACGGCCCGAACCTTGAACCAGGTCGTGTCAGCCGACGTGGTGTACGAATCGGAACCGTCCTGCTGCTCGCACCGCAGGAACACCTGCGCACCCTCACCGGCGGGAATGACATCCCACGAATCAGGCGAGTTCGGCGGCGGCCCATCACACAACGTCAGCCGCTCGGTCCCGCCGATGCCGAAACAGATACCAACGATGTTGCCGCCCAACTCATCATTGAGCCGCGCCACCAGATTCACCGACACGTTTTCCCCGGTTGCCGTCACAACGGTCTGGCCTTCAGCCTCGATCCGAACCGGATAGTCATAGGTGCCCGGCGCTATCGCCGCCACCCCGATAGTCGACTTCGGGTTACCCGCAGCGGTGTTCGACAGCGATACGGGAAGGTGCCGACCGCCGATCCGCTGACTCTGTAGCTCGAACTCGGTCGCCCCAGACTTGACGACGAGAACCTGCCCCGCCAAAGGCAGTTCGCCGTAATCGGTGGGTGTGAGAACCGTGTCGCCATCCTCGCCCGGTGTTCCGCTGGCTCCCGTGGCTCCCGTGGCACCGGTGGCACCTGTCGCGCCAGCAGGGCCGACCTCAATCGCCGAGAACCCTGCACCCTCCGCCGTCGCATCAGGCTTGAGCATCACAATCGCCGAACCGGACGGATCAACCGGCAGCAGCACTTTGCCTTCGGCCATGAACCATTGCCCGTCGGCAGATTTCGGCCACGACGCCATAAACTGTCTCCTCTATCCGGATGACTGCGGGGCCAACGTCAACACGTTGATCGCGGAAAACGCCTCAGTGATGAAGCGTTGAATCTTGGCCAGCGGGGCCTCGTCCTTGCGGCCGTCACCGAGCTGCACCATCACCTCGCGCTCTTTGTCGGTGATGCGCCACATCACGTTCTCGATGTAATCGGTGACCATGCGTCGGCGGCCGCGGTACACCAGCGACATGAGACCGCCCCGGTGAATGTCCCGGCCGAGCGCGTACTGGTCGCCGTTGCGGAAACTGACCTGGGCGGCGGTGTAGCCGCGAGAGTCAAAGAGCGCGTTGATGAACGCGAAGGTGGTCTCAATGTTGTACGGCGCCGACGCGGTCGCGTGGAACCGTTCAATCGCCGGGTGGTACGGGCCGACCTCGCCGCGGCGGTCGTAATGCTGCACCATCTGGAACGCGAGGAACGCGTTGTTCATGAAGCCGCTCAGGAGGTCCGAGGGGATACCGGACAGGCCGATGACGATCATGATGCTGTCGATCAGCCACGCATAGGTGGCATTCATCAGGTCGTTGAGCCACTTCGGGCTGCGTCCTCCGATGATGTGCTGCCAACCATCAGGCGTGTGGTCGGCGATCTCACAGGACAGGATCGACGAATCCTCGCCGGGCTCAGGCGCAATCAGCACCGCCCACGGCGGCACAAAATTCACACCCAAAGCCGGGGCGTGGAACTGGCCGTCGAACCCGTCGATCTCCTGCGCCAACCCAGTGAAAATGCCACCCATCGCGCCACCAAGATCAACAACAGTGCGGATCGCCGAATCCAGCACCGTTTTCGTCGGCCCCTCAGTCTGCGACCGGTCCGCTGTGCTGAAAACGTAAGTCGGGGAATCCAGCCCGGCCCACTGATCCGGCTGCGGGTCACCCGGCAGCCACAAGTCCATGCGGGTATCCACACCGTAAGCGCGGGTGATGTCAGTGATGACCTGCGCGCACGTCTCCATCCGCACCGTGCGAATCGCCGCCGGACTCGTATCCAGAAACGGGTTGGTGCGCTTCACATACAGCGGCGTCTTCAACATCCGCTGAAACGTGTCCACCGAAAGGCCGTCGCGCTCCAACGCCCGCAACACCGTCCCGAACCACGTCCGGAAATCGGAGTTCAGCGAACCAGCATTATTGACGAACTCCCAAATGCCAGACTGGACCCGCATCGCGCACTCGGCGACCATCGACTCCAAAACCGTGCGCAACGCCCACATGTAGACCGCGTGCGAAATCGGCTGCGCCTGAATAGGGAGGTACCACGACGGCCAGATGACCAGGTAGGACAAGATGTCCCAGATGCCTTTAAGTTCCAGATTGCCAGTCCAGGCGCCTTTTTCGTACTTGTAGCGGTGAACTTTCGCGTAGAAGGCGTGACGCTGCCCCGCCGTCTCCACGATGACCCCGACCATCGTCTTGCGGCACTCCATGAACTGGTCGATCAACGCCGAATCGCCCTTGACGGTGATCCGCGCCGACGGGACCGCATTACGGGGATCGGTGCCCGAGGCTTCGATCAGGTCCGGCCCTATAGCACCGCTCGGACGCCACAGGTGATCACACACCGTGAACCGAAAATCGGTGTCCACCTGCGAGCGGGCCTCGGTGAGGGCTTTCGCTGTCGAAGCGATCCTCGCCGGGTTACCTGAGGCAAGCGCCGATTGCCAGGCCGCGAGGTGTCGCGCCTGGTCGGTGGCCGTGGCCATCAGATCGGATATCTCCGCAAGGGTGTGCCCGACGAGATGACTTTCGAGTTGGCGTCACCGTCGTCAATCTCAACCCGCACGTAGTACGGTTTGGCCGGCTCGCCGGGTGACTTCGCGGGGATCGCGGAGTTCTCCGAGAAGCGCCCCTTTAGCAGGGAGTACATGGGGCCTTGCGCGGTGCGGATCCCGAACGCCGACTGGAACTGTTGCAGGAACGCGTTGCTGTCGGCACCGGCGAAGGTCAGCAGGTTGTTGATGGCGTCTTGAAAGACGTTCAGCTCCTGCGGCGTTGGCGGGGTTTGCGTCAAGTCCTGAACCAGGGTGGTGCGGGTGCGCGGGTCGGTGCGCAGGAACACGACCTGGTTGGTGAGCAGCGGCCCGAACTCCACAAAGTCCGCGCTGTCGGGGCCGTCGAAGATGCGGAACAGTCCCGGCCCGAACAGGGTGTAGTCCCGGTACATCGGCTGGTCGCCGATGTTGATGCATTTCACGAAACCCGTTTGCGCGACAGACATGTTGTCGCCCGCGCTGATCTTGCGGACGTTCGCCGGGGTTGCCTGGGTGATCAACGCCCCACCGGCGCGCATCCCGAACCCGATACCCCGATAGTCGGCACCAAGATTCGGGGCGGTGGAACGCCACGACACAATCGGCACACCGTTGCGCAGCACCTGAAACATGTGCGGGTCGCCCTCCTGCCCGCACACCAGCGTGAACTTCTCACTCATCAACGGCGGCAATAACATCGGCCGCTCCGTCAACACATGCTCAGTGAAACTGTCGAACCACGACAGCCGAACCCACGGGATGATGTTGTTCATCCCGACTCGAGCGCGAACCCCGGCGCCGCCCCAGTTCCCGCCGGAACGATTCATCCGACCCCACACATCGTTATAGGCGCCATCGCCCAGCGTGATCTCAGGGATCGACCCGAGAACGATGCTCACGGTTTGGTTGTCGGTGTCCGTGCCCGTGAAACCGTCACCCGAATAGGGGCCGTTGACCACCTCGCGCGGCTGCGTGGTCGTCGTGTCCTCGGGGTCGTCAACCCAGCGGGCCTGGTCGTCAAAGGCGCGGCAATAGCCGCCCCCCGCACCCGTGTAGTACTGCGGCCACTCCGACCCCAGCGTTGTCGGATAGTCAGTGACGAACGTGTCGGTCATCGCCTCGACAGCGGTGCCGAGCGTCGACACGTCATCATCGGAACGCCAAAACCCATCATCGGCCCGCAACCGCAACGACAGGGTTTGGCGACGCTCCTGCGCACCCTTCAGTGGATCAACAGGGGCGCCCTTGAACCAGCGGACATTAGCCCACCAACGACCCAAATCCTGCGTAAACCAAGACAGCTCAGATTGCTTCTTCGCATCCAACGACGCAATCAGGTCGGTGACAACACGGCGGGTATGGCGGGCGCTGCGGCCCCTGCACACAACCCTCGCCCCAATCTCCATCGGATCATAAAGGGCATCAACGTGACTGACACCGTCTTGCGTGGCGCCCTTCTGGTCGATGTGCTGCCACGGCGGAATCAACCCCTTGAGTTCCACCAGGTGCGCGGACTCCGGGGCGTTCACCCGATCCGGGATGCTGTACCCGCCCATCAGGTGGAATACGACGGACCCGTCGTAGGCGGCGAGCTGCAGCATCGGATGGACGCCGTTGACGATGTTCCACCAGCCGTGCGGAGTGATCGGCCCGGCTGGATAAGTGACCGGCATCTACATTCCCGGCGCCGAGTACATGCTGCCGAGGTGGTAGGTCAGATCCTTGCCCGCGCGGTCCTCGGTGGCGTTCTGGTTGTTGTACTCCAGCTTCTCGATGTTCATGCCCGGCTGCACATTCTGGCCCTGGCCCTGCTGCGCGGCCCCCGGGTTCTCCAACTGCCCCTTGCCCTGTCCGCCGCCTGCCATGTTCGGCAACGCCGGGGCTGCACCGGCCAGACCGCCGACGATGCGGGTCAGCCAGGAGTTGTTGGCCAGCTCCGACCCGCCGGTGGGTAGGAAGGTTTCCATCAGTCCTTGCACGCCGATGCCCGCTGCCTGCCCGCCGTATTCGGCGGCGCGGGCGCCCAGCTTGATGCCCATCTGCGCGGCTTGTCCGGCGCCGGGGGCCATCATGTCCAGGCCCATGCCACCGGCCTGGATGGCCATGTCGATCATCCCGCCGGATTGAATTCCGATTCCGCCGGCACCGCTACCCCCGGCCGGGGCCAAACCGCCGATACGGGTCTGCGGACCCATTGACGACGGTGCGGGCGCGAACCCCGGCCCGACACCAGTACCCATCCCACCGCCGCCAGTGCCGGAGCTGGCCGGAACCGTCTGCGCACCACCCCCATACCAGGTATCCGCATACGACGGCGCACTCACGGCGCCCATGCCGGGAACCGGAATCGACTGCGACTGCCGGGTGTGAACATGGTCCTGATGCCCACCAAGATCGTCAGCGAAGTAGCCGGGCCGCGTGCGACCGCCAGCTATCTCCGTGGACCGACCCGTGTTGGGGTTCCGCCATATAACCTGCTCCAACGAGCCGGGAATCTGAGACAGGTAGTCGGCGAAGTTCTGCATCGCGCTAACCGACCCAGACCAGTCGATGCCCCGGTTCTGCCCCATCGGGTTCGGTGCATAGCCCCGCTCGTGGCGGTCGCTCTCCTGATGCCCCGAGTAGGTCGATGCCTTAACCCCAAAGGCGTCCTCTAGCTGGTGCACCCAGTCCGGAAATGCGGCGCCACTGCTGCCGTAGCCGCCGGTATTTGTACCCTTCGCCAGTCCGTAGGATTGGCCGCCCCCGTATGTCGGGATTCCCATGCCGCCAGCAACCGGGGCATACCCGCCGGGATATCCGCCGTAGCCCGCCATGCCGCCGCCGCTGGACTGCTGCGCGTATTGGTTGTTCTGGAACTGCGACCCGAACACACCCTGCGCACCGAGCGCACCGAACAGCCCGTGCCCGCCCTGCACCGGATTCGCTTTCGCGACCGCCGACAGTTGACCCATCAACGGGGCCGCAGCCAAATTCGCAACGAACTTCGTGATGTTCTCCGCGATCCCCGCCAAACCCTTCGAGATCCCGAAGTCCTGATCCAGAGACGCACCAACCTCACTCATGTCACTGGTCAACTGCCCGAGCTGCTTAGTGCCCTTCTGGACGGCCGAGATCTGCGCCTCTTGGAAACGCATCTCCGATTCCTGCTGATCCCGGCGCGCCTTCTCCAGATCGGTTTGCGCGTTCAGAATGTCCGTAGCTGAGGCGTTGTTATCTGCCCGCAGCGCGTTCAGCTTCGCCTCGAGCTCGGCGGTCTTCGTCCGCGCATCCGCGACCGATGTTTGCGCCGAGAACAGGCTGGCATCCATTGGGATGCCCGGCATCAACGCCGGGACAGCCCCATACGGAACCGCAACATCAGGACCCGAACCACCACCAGACGACGACGGCCCATCCAACACACCACCCGGACCAAGAATCCCACCAACACCAGGGCCGGACGTGGGCGTCGGCGCAGTCGGAGCTACGTCACCGGGCTTGTTATAGTCCAGGCCGCGACGGGCTTTCTGCGCATCCCCGGCTTCGTTGAAAGACTGGACATCAAAGCCCATTATCTTCGACATCATCGCCGGAGACAACGGGTTGCCCGAGGGGTCGCGGTAGTCCACACGGATCACCTGGCGGCCGTCGGGCATGTTCTGGATGCGGAAACCCAACTGCTCCAGCTTGCCGCGAACCTCGGCCGTGTTGTCCTTGATAACCATCTCATGGCTGTTCGGGATCGCTTCGAGACTCGACTTCACCGAATCAAACGACTTGCCCCACAACCTGTTTGCTTCCTCTGACGCGATGGCTGCATCAATGCCGGTCTGGAACCTGTCATTCAGTTGCGGCAGCACTTCATTGGCGAACCTGCCCGCGCCGTCGGCTACAGCCCCCAGCCCGTCGGCGGCCTTGATCGAGCCTTCGCCGAATCCGGACATCGCCCTACCGCCATCTTGTCCGAACTTCTTCAGCGCCGCGCCGTAAGGACCGAGAACGAAGTCGGGAATGCTTTGCAGCGGCGCGGCAATTGCCTGAATGCCGTCACCGATGGTCTTCGCCACCGTCCCGACCTGCTCCAGCAGGATCTGGAACGACTTCGCCGTAATGCCGACCTGCACCGCAATGGCCTGGCCCATCACAGTTGCGGCCGAAACGATATCGCCGAAGAACCGCAGCAACTCAGGCTTGTGGGCGTTGACCCAGTCCACCGCGCCGCTGAGGCCGGTAACAATCGACTGGCCGAGTCCCTGCCCGCCGGGCGTGTCGAACAGGTCAAAGAACGAGAGCTTCAGTGCCTCAATCGAATTGTCGATGCCTTCGACAACCCCCGGCCAGCCCTTCATGTTGGTCTTCGCCATGTTTGCGGCGGTGCCGATCTCATGCGTTTTGCCGAGAATCTGGTCGAACATCGCCAGGTTCGCCACCATCGGGGTACGCATCGCGTCAGTGCCGAACAACTGATTCGTCGCAGCCAGGAACTCCTCCTGGCTCATTACCTTCTTCGCTGCTTCTAGCTGCCGAATGAACTCGCGTGGACCGACGAACTGACCGTCCTTGAACACGTCCATGTTCAGCGCCTGCAACGCGCGGGCCGCTGGCTCCCCAGCCTTCGTCATCGACTGCAACGTCGTTTTCAGCAACGTGCCCGCGTCGGAACCCTTGATGCCCGCCTTGTCGAACATGCCGAGCATGGCGATGGTCTCGTTCATGTCCATCCCGAACCCGTTCGCCACAGCACCCGCCTGGGCCAGCGCCTGCGATAGCTCGGGCATGGTGGACTTCGTCGCGATGGACGCGTTGGCGAACACGTCCGCGACACGCGCCGCGTCCTCAGTGTTCAGGTTGAACGCGCCAATCGCGTTAGCCTGGATCTGGGCCGCCTCTGTGGCGGTGATCTGCGCAGACGTGGCAAGCTCCATCGTCGAGCGGAGATTCGCCATCGCTTGCTCGGGACTCATCCCGGACTTACCAAGCTCCGTGAGCGCCTTCATTGAGTCGGCCCCTGTGACACCGGCCATCGTCGGGTCGGACCCGAGCTTCCGCGCCGCTGCGGCCGCCTGCTTCGTCAGAGCATCTGACGCCCCGGTGGCAGCCTGGAAGTTGTTGACCGTCTTTGAGAAGTCGATGCCGGTTTCCATGACGGACTTGAACCCGTCCAACACCAAACCAGCAGCCTTAGCCCCGGCAGCGACCAACGCACCCGTCGCCAACGCCGCAACCGCACCCCCGATGAACGCCTTACCGCCCATCCCGCCGAGCATCTGGAACTGGCCCACAATCCCCGACGACTGGCTGGTAATCCCCGACAGAAACCCCGGACCCCGCGACGTCTGCGCCTGCTCCATATTCCGGTACGCGGTGATCGCCTCACGAACCTCACGCGCTTCGCGACGCTTCGCAGCACCAGCAGCCTCAGCCGCCTTCACCACATTCAACCCGGCCCGAGCAGACAGCTCCCGCGCCGAAGTCAACTGCTTCTCAGCCTGCGCAACCGCCTTCGTATCACCCGCATCACGGGCAACCTTCAACTTCTTCTCAGCATCCTCGGCCTGCTTCGCCGCCTGCGAAACCTTCCGCTTAGCCGCCGCGTGCTGATCCTCAGCAACCGTCGCCTTACCCGAAGCATCCGCAACCGCATCAAGCGCTTTCGCGTACCCATCGACCGCTTTGCGGGCATCCTTCGACCCAGACCCGAAAGCCTTCGCGAACGACCCGGCGGCCTCCTTACCCGCCACCGAAAAGAACTTCTCAGCCTGCTGCCCAACCTGCTTAAACGACCGCTCATCAGCGCGGGCCTCAACCTGCATAGTTATCGGCATAAGACCCTCCTCTCACTCACGACCACCCAAGACCACCGAACAACTCTTCCTCGACCTCAGCGCGCAACAACGCAACCTCATCAGCCTCAGCCGAAACCTCAACCCGCTCAACAGGATCCAAAAACACACGCGGCTTGTACTCACCCGGACGCCCCACATACCAACTGGCCCGATACAACGCCAACTCCTTGTGCAACTCCTTGAGCATCTGCATCCACTCAGGCCACTGACCATCACGCAACGCACGCGGATACGGCGAATCATCCGAACGAGGAAACTGCAACAACACCAACAGGCGACGAGACGACATCCGACCGGCATGCCAATCCATCACATCCAAACCACGATCCAACAACTCAGACTCAATGGCATTCGGGTGGCAACGCCAAACAGCAACAGCTACATCAACTTTTAGGATCCGCCTTCATGCGCTCCTCCAATGCCAGCCGCTGCTTCCCCCACACCAACTCAATCTCATTGAAATTCACGCCGCCGGCCTTCGCCCGCCCCGCACCGTCCTCACCCCACAACACAACAGCCAACCGCTCAGGCCACGACGGGCGAACCCGCTCACCCTTCTTACCCTTACCCGTGGCCTTCGCCCACCGGTGCGGATACACCAACTGCCCCTTGGCGATCAACGCACCATTCGGGGCCAACACATCCGGCTCCCGCTCATAGTCACGCATCTCGTCCTGCAAATCATCCCAGCGTTCCTGCTGGCCGAGGTCGAACAAATCCTTATGCGGAATTTCGAACACCTCACCTTCAGGGAACTCCGGGGTGGGCGGAACACGACGAAACTCGCTACGCAGGAACGAGAAACCATCCTCAGATGCCTGCGCGCGCGCCTCCGCAGCATTCACAACATGACGGCGACGAACATCCTCATCAGACACGGGCAATAACCTCCAGTTGGTGGCGGATTTCGAACAGCGGCGGACCTGCCGGGAAGGGTGCTAGCCCAGGACGGCCGCCACCGCCCCACACCCTCCCCGGCAGGGGACTAACTACGACCCTTCGGCGTACTGGGCGTCCCAACCGGGGCCGCCGAACCACACACCGAAATAGCCCGGCACCAGCGCGGTAGCGCCGTTCGGGTCGGGGCGCATGAAGAACGGATCGGGCAGAACCTTGTAGGCGAGTTCCGCGGTGTCCGGGTCGGTCTTGCTGCGCTTCTTCGCGCCCTGGCTGTCCAGGCGGCACGCCGGATACCCCTCGAACCGGTAGACATAGCCGCCGGAGGTGCGGCGGGCGTACACCAGGCCGATCTGGTACTCGGCGGTCGACTCCAGATCGACTGTCGGGCCCGCGAAGTAGTCGGGGCTGCCGGGCAGCGGCACCAACGGATCACCGGCAGAGTCGCACAGCGGCAGTTCGGATTCCAGCCGGTGAATCAGCGGATCAGCGGTCGCCAGGGCGGTGAACTTCACCGAGTACTTCTTCTCGGTGGTTTCGGAATCCACCGGGAACTTCGACTGCAAAACCATCAGGTCGTCGGAGCTGGTATCGGGCTCACGTTCGGCGCCACCGTCCTCGGTGTTCACGCCGATGTGCCACCAGCCGTCGTTGGTGGTCTCCACATACTCGTAGAGGCCACTGACACGACGGCGGATGAACAGGTCATCACGCATCTGCCCGTCCTGAGCGAACGGCGACCACGCCACGGTGGTGCAATCCGACGCGAACGGCGACATGTCCGTGGCCGCACCGCGGTTGTCGCGGATCAGGATGGCCTGAGCACCACCACGCTCCACAAACGGGCGGTGAATGTCCAAGAATCCACCGGCGGACAAAGTTGTGCCGGTTGCTGGCTGCGCCATAAGGCGCTCCTTTCATGCAGGGTGAAACCGACGGCTGCCGGTGAAATGGATTTGGGCTGAACGGCGAACCCCGAAGGGCTCAGGCGGATCGCAGCTAGGACGCTGCGACGTAAGAGAGGCCCAGCCGATAGCGGGCCACATAGCGGCAGACAGAGTCGTCGCCGAAGGGTTGACGGTGCGGGCGCATCAGCACCGTCAGATAGTCGATGCCCACCACGTCACCGGAGGACGCCGTCACGTCCGGGTAGGTGGTGGCCAGCAAAGTCATGCGGCGGTGAACCTTGTTGGCCCACACCTTCGCCGCCGCCTCAAGCTGGCCGGTGATCGTCGTCGCCGGGGTAGCAAGCTTGTGCAGGATGTCGACCTGGATCACCGGATCATCAAGGCCGGGAACAGGATCATCGGTGCCTGAGATGCGTTGCACCAGGGCGAACGGCCACGCATCGGAATGCTCACGACGAACCCCCGCCCGCAGCAGCGGAGCCAGCCAGCACGCCACGAAGTCCTCGGCGTCCGGGGCGTCCTCATCGAGCAGCGGTGCGCTCACTCGTCACCGTCTGTGGTCAGATCGCCACCGAAGTGCTCGGCGACCTTCTGCCCGATAGCGAACGCCGGGGTCGGGGTGTCCGGACCGAACGGCGACTTACTCCCCGCCGCATCGGCTTTCGTGCCGAACTCGATCAGGTGAGCCTTCCAATACTTCGTGCCCACAACACCCTTACCGCGCCGGGCAGGCCGAATAACCTCCCACGACGCCGCATAATCACCCTCATCAACCGGTGAGATGTCCTTCGCATACGGGACAACCTCTTTGGCCATGAACTCGTTCAGCTCGGAGTTCACCTGACCATCAGCGGCGATAGCAGCCGCCAACTCCGCATCCGAAATACCAAGCCGGATCAACGGGTTACCCATCAGCTCACCTGCCGTCTGCACATGATCGTGACGTGACTGACCGACCCGTCCATGTCGTACTTCGGCTGCACCGGCCCCTCAATGCGGTAGGTGACACCGCCGTGCTTCAACTCCCCACCCGGCTGCGCAGCCAACGCGGCCGCAACCGGAGGCAGAGTGCACTTCCACACCTCAGTCGCCGGATTCGTCGGCCCATCCGGCAACTCGGACGTGCGGAGCGGCCGGAAATGACAACCTGACACCACAGTGTCAGTGCGGGTCTCAGCCTTGATCCCCAAATAGCCGGGGTTACCGGACTGGCCGACCGTCACCACCGTCACCGACTGCCCACCGAAAGTCATGGCTGCGGCAGAATCCGAAACCGGGAGAACAGCGACCGCAGCCGCTCATCCCCCGAGATCAGACCCTCGGCCCACTGATACTCGACATCGTCGATCCGCTTACGCACCAACGCCGGATCCGAGCGGGTCGTCACCGTGTCATAGGACATCGCATCAACCAGCCGCAACACGGCCCGGCGCCAATCGGCCGCCTCAGCCTCAGTGAAGCCGTGACTGAATGTCACCTCAATGGCACCTGGCTCAGAAGTCCAGTACCCGCCAGACCGCTTCGTAACAAAGCCCACCCGCGAACATCGCAGGTCGGAGATGTCCCACTGAAAGGCGTTCTCCTGTAGCGACACCAAACCCAGCAGGTGCATCGTCGGCAACGGCAACAACCGGCTACCGGACCCGTCAACAGTCAGCGTCGTCTCCGTCACCGGCGACACCACCCATCCGGTGTACCGGCGGGCAGCGGCCAGCGCCGCGGCGAGGAAAGCCGGTGTC